GCAGACTGGTGTCGACACCAGTAGCAGCGCCAGCCGTCCGTTTACCTGGACTGGCGAGCGTCCTCCGGTTCTCCGGAGTCTCTCGCCTGTTGATCCAGTGACGGGCGTTCTTCGCTCGATACCTAGGAACTCTTACAAAATCCGTGTCCGCAAGGGCGTAACCCCTCTAGCTGGTCAAGCTCCTGTTGTAGCGCAATTTACGCTACAGCTTGATGTCCCAGCTGGGGCCGACATTGCGGATCCGGCTAATGTAAGAGCTGCGCTGTCCCTTTTGATTGGAAGTCTTAATCAGATTTCCAGTTCTCTTGGGGATACTTTGGTTACCGGTGTCATTTAAATATGAACCGTTTTATCAAAGATAACTGGCGCGTGATCGCGGCCTCTGTTGGTGTTTTGGGGACTCTTCCATTTATCCCTAAATGGGTGAGTCTTCTTGCATCAGCAGTGGCGGGACTTCCAGTCGCTCAGTTCGTGAGCTTCTTTTAGTCCATCATTCTAGGTATCTTAAGCGGAGAAATACATGGGCACTAGTCCTGTAGCTCTTTACGAAGCCATCTATGCAGATGTTCAGGCATATTCATCATTGGGGCCAGTTGCCCCTCATGACTTGCCACCAGACGTTTCTTATCGCCAAGCGGCGAGTTCAGTACTTCTTTCGACATTACTTAAAAAGTATTTGCCGGAGGATACTACTATTCCCGACGCTGAGGCGGTTAAGAAATTCCTTGCATCAAATAAAAAGTGCAGGGACTGGCAGTTGCCTTCGTTGTATGAAAGTGACCGACTCCTTTTAGGCGAGTTTCGCCGCGAAGTTGAAAGTTTCTTACATCCAGCAGGGTCCGAGCTCGTTTCTAGTTGGTTTGATATTCTCAAATCTTCGAGAACCGGGCCTGGGTCAGCCTTAGGCGCCCGCGCTAATAGCTTTTATGCTAAAATGTGTGCGTCTAAACTGACATCGACATCTCCTTACTTATATGAAATATATAAGGACTACTCTCAATGGTTCCCTCTCTTCTCTAGTGCGGATGCCATCCGCTCCGAGAAGTTCGGTGACGTTGAGATAGTTGATGGTAGCAGGTTCCATCTTGTTCCAAAAACGAAAGACATAAGCCGGATGATATGTGTCGAGCCCTCGTTGAATATGTTTTTTTCAATTAGGTCTCGGCACAATTCTTGAGGAGAGGCTCAGAACCTATTTCAATATAGATCTGACAACCCAACCTGCTAAGAATCGCCAGCTTGCTTACCTTGGCAGTAAGGACCAATCGTATTGTACGATTGATCTTTCTTCTGCCTCTGATTCAATCTCTTTACGTATGCTGGAATCGTTTCTGCCTAAGTGGTTTTTTGACCTACTTTTGCAGTTACGCGTTCCTTCTACGTACATTGATGGTCAGCGGGTAGGACTTTATATGATGTCTACGATGGGGAATGGTTTTACATTCCCCCTCCAAACTTTCATATTTAGTTGTCTTATTAGAGCCGCTTATAGTGTTAGTGGTTTATCCATTAATGACCATTTTATTGGTCAAAACTGGGCTTGTTTTGGGGATGACATCATTTGTAAGCGAAAAGCTTACAGGAATGTTTGCCGTCTCCTCGACTTGCTTGGTTTTTCTATAAACGACTCTAAGTCCTTTTCGGAAGGACCGTTCAGAGAGTCTTGCGGTACTGACTGGTTTAATGGCCAGCCTATTCGCGGAGTTTACATTCGTAAGCTTCGCTCTCCGCAGGATCACTTTGTCGCCATCAACCTACTAAATGGTTGGTCTGCTTATACCGGCATCCCTCTTATTAGAGGAATTCAGTTCCTTCTCAATCAAGTTCCTAAGAGTAAAATATCTTGGGTTCCTTTTGATGAAGGAAATGAAGTCGGTGTTCGCATCCCATCACTTCTCCTGCCTGAAGGGGTCCGGCGTGATTCTAATCTCTCTATTCTTTATAGAGGGTATAGATCTCGTACGGTCTCTTTTCGGATTGGAGACGGCGTTATCCGTTCGCCGCGAGGGTTGAAAAGCTTGATATTTAACCCATCCGGGGTTTATCTATCTTTGCTTCTTGGCGAGTTGGTTAGTGGTTCGATCTCGACTAGGCATAGTCGTGTTCGATATCACTTAAGATGGAGATGTACTCCCTTTTGGGATTACATACCCTATGGGAGCCTTACCAACGGGTATAGGCTCTCTTGGCAGCAGTGGGAAACCGCTGTGTTCATTAACTTGAACAACTCCTAACGAAAGTTAGGTGGAGCGAAAGCTCCTCCT